CCAAATGCAGAGCATTTGGCATTTAGCAATCAGTATTTAATTCTCATTATTTAGGTTCGCTTCGCTCACATATTAAAGGGAGAACGCGTGTATTGCGGAGTTCTCGCGTACGTACGGGGGGGGCGTCGTACGTTAAAACGCTTATATTGTGCACTAAGGTACCTTAGTGCAAAGCACATAGTAGTCGAACGGGGGGGCGTACGTTATAGCGCGCTTAACTCCTATATACGCGCTAATCGGTACACCGAATAACTTTTTTAACTATGATGCGACGTTTGAAATTACTCACGTGGGGGGGGAAAGGGGGGGGCAAATTCCACAGAATTACCGAAAAAAAAATTATAAAAAATTTATTTTTTTTAAAAGAAAATAATAAAAAAACCCGTAGAGAGAATGATGTGCGAACTCTACGGGCGTGCAGTTCGAACGTAGGAAAAGTATAAATACTTTTTCTTATTTAAAATAAAGAAAAAGATGGAGAACAAAAATATCGGGCTTGACAAATGGCAACAAGAAGTGCTATCAACTAAGGGCAACAAAATCATATGCAGTGGCAGACAGACGGGAAAGTCCACAGTTGCGTCAATTCTCGCAAGTGATTTCGCTATTAACAACCCAAAGAAACTCGTCCTCATCATTTCAGTAACCGAAGACCAAGCAAAAGAGCTCCTAACAAAGTGCCTTATGTACATCGAAGAGACCTACAAAGGACGTGTTAAGACAGGATTACACCGCCCAACCAAAGACAAACTTCAACTAAAGAACGGCAGCGTCATAAGGACTAAGGCAGTAGGCATGAGCGGAGTAGGAGTGAGAGGATTCACGATTGATATGTTAATAGCGGACGAAGCTGCGTTCATGCCAGAAGACGTATGGCCAGCCGTTACCCCCATGCTTCTTACGACTGGCGGAGATATTGTTCTCATCTCGACTCCGTTCGGTCGTAAGAACTTCTTTTTTAAATGCTATAGTGACCCACAGTTTAAAGTCTGGCATATTGATACTATGGAAACCATAGAAAATAGGGAAATATGCCAGACGTGGACACAATTTCAGCGGGATAAAGCTCTGGAATACTTTAAAAGCGAGCAACACAGACTAAGCGAAAAGGAGTTCTTACAAGAGTACAGAGGACAGTTCGTAGAGGACTTAGCACAATTCTTCCCAGACGAATACCTAAAGAAGTCACTAATCCAACAAAAAGTGGATTACACGAAAAGTGAGGATAAAGAGTTCTTCGTTGCGGTAGATATAGGGCGTATGGGGGGCGATAAAACGGTGTTCGTGATATTTGAACGTAAAGGCGAACTATTAATTCAACGCGAAAAGGTTATTTGGAACGAAGCGCACTTAGACCAAATCGCACGGCAAATCGTGGACTGGGATTTAACGTTCCACTTTAGGCGTATATACTTGGACAGTGGCGGAATAGGAATAGGCGTTTTCGATATTCTCTATAACACCCCTAACTTCAAAAAGCGAGTTCGTGGAATTAACAACGCTGAGAAGATTATTGAATACAACCCGGACGGGAGTGAGAAGAAAGCAAAGTGGATGAAAGAAGAAATCTACGCGAATTTGTATTTCTTAATGGCAAAAGGCAAGATTTTAATGTTTGATGACGGGGACATCTGGCTTTCGCTCAAATCTGCGGAATATGAATATGTTAATCAAAGAGGCGGAGCCATGATGAAAATCTCACATATTGACCATAGACAGAGCCATATATGCGAAGCGTTAGTCCGTGCGGCTATGGCTTCAAAAGAAAAAATAAATAAACTATGGATTTCCTATATATGAATGGGATTTAAAGAAAAATATCTCTCGGTTGATGAATGGGATAATCAAAAACCAGATGAACAAGCAAAAGAAAAGAGGAAGCCAATAGGAAACGATGCTTTTGCAATAGGGGACGTAATAGACGATTTAATTAAAATGATAGAACGTGCGAGGAATTCTTTAGTAAAATGAGTTGGACACTAACGACATCAGCGGCCGCAGTAGTAAAAGCGGGCGTGCACTCAAATTCTACAATAATTGCTTCAGGCGCAGTTCTAGCAAAATGGAGCGACGAAGCAGAAGGATACGTAGAATCACAAACGCGAAGAACATGGGTTGATAACTACGCGGGACTTCCAACGGGAATAAAGGGCGTTCTTTCAGACGTGACCAGTTCTAAAATAGGAATGAATATAATCGCATACGACTCTACGGGGTATTATACAAGAGAAGCAGACACGTTGATGAATTATAACGACGAGATAGTCACAAAAGGACTCGGAGTTCTAAAAGACTTCGATTCTAAAGCGTTGAAAACTCCTTAAAATGTTAGAACAAAAATATGCAAATCAAAGAAGTGAAATAGCATCTTATTCTTGGGAACAGATAGCGAGCGGATTAGGAATAGTCACTTTTTATGTATCAAAATTTTCTGATAGTGTCGGGAATTCTTGGAAGATGGTACAAGAACAATTATATTCGGGGCAGAATAATGCAGCATCTACAAGTTTAGGGAGTGGGGAAACAGTCGTAGATTTAACACCTTTTAATACTCCAAGAACTATACAAGGAACTGCGACAGTTTCATGTTTTGGACACGTAAGTTCTGGAACTTTCACAGTTGCAGTAGAATTTTTTAAAGTCAGCGGAGTAACAGAGACCGCTATTTCTTCAGCTGTGACGAGTTCGGCAACGGCAGATGTAGCCCCCGTTTTAATAGCAATTCCTATGACTACAACAGTTTTCAAAATAGGAGACTATCTAAGGGCAAAAATAACTGCTACAGGAACAAACGTTTCGATAGGGACTAATACTCTGGGAATTGTAGGAACTCCTGCTTCTGTATCGCAAGTCTTTAAAATAAACATGCCTTTTAGAATGGACGTATAAAATGACATCACAAGATTTAAGAGAAAGTTCAACAATAACCACGACGGCACAGAATTATAGCGTAGCTTCTAAAATAATAGACGAACCTTCTAAGACTCAAGAGACAGTATGGGAGAACCCAAACTGGTCGAAGTATCTCGGTTATTACAAATCAATCCCGGAGTTTAAAGAGGCAATCCGTGCGCTCGCGAGATGGTCTGTTGGTAGAGGATACGAAGCGGGCCCAGAGGAACAAGTAATTTTAGACCATTTAACCGGAGCCGGCGAAGACTCATTCCAGAGTTTAATGACAAATCATATTATTGTTAAAAAGACTAATGGGGATGCATACGCGGAAATTATAAAAGACGATAAGTCTGGCTTATTGATTAATCTAAAGCCTTTAAATCCGGCGACCATGAGAACCGTCTTTTCTAAGAAGGGAATTATTTTAAGATATGAGGAGTTCGACCCTTCCGCGAAAGGAAAAGAAGCAGTAAGGAAGTTCAAACCAGAGGAAATATTCCACAGTATGAACGACAGAGTTGCAAACGAGACTCACGGGACAAGCGTTCTTGAGGCGTGTCAGTGGGTTATTGATGCTCGTAATGAAGCCATGACCGATTGGAGAAGAATCTCACATTTAAGCACGCTTAGGGTTATTTATGTAGACTCAAGCGATACAACTCAGTTAAACAAGATAAAAACGGAGTATGCGGAAGGGATAAAATTAGGTAGTGTCTTGGTCATGCCCGGAAAAATAGGGGAAGTTGAAATAAGAGACTACAATCTACCGCCTATAACATCCTTCTTAGAGTGGATTAGATACCTAGAAGGGTTTTTTTATCAAGCGGTTGGCGTTCCTCGTGCTATTGCAAACACGGAGAACTTTTCGGAAGCATCATCTAAAGTGGGATATTTGACCTTTGAACCGGTTTACGTGGAAGAACAGACACTTCTTGAGCAAGATATTTGGAACCAATTAAATATAAGGGTTAAATTTAACAGACCGGCTTCTCTTTCTGGAGTTATGCAAGACTCAGAAGAAAAGAACACGGGACAGATGGGCTTTCAACCTAGTGAAATGATGGCGACAGCCGGGAGAGTTGAATAGTGGTACTAAAGAAGAACAAAAAGGGACAGATGGAAGCAACCGACCAATACGGAAAGCTAGCAGAGGATTACCCTAAAAAAACTTATCAAGTAGGCGGAAAACAACTTTCAAAAGAGGAGTATAACACGACAAAAGGGCAACTAGGCATGAAATCAGGAAAAGGCGGAGTTTTAACTCCCGGAGTACAGGAAGCGGTTGGAAATGTTCAAGCAAAAGAAGCGGAGATTATGAGATTAAGAAAAGCAGGACCCGCTCCAACTGCGGAAGAAATGGCACTCGTAAACCAAATCGGACAGCCAACAGTTCAAGAAGGACCCGAACTTCAAGATTTAACAAAAACAGCAAATATTAAAAGCGCAGCTTCTGGATTCGCAGTTGAAGCAGCCCCTACGGTTTTAGGAGCAGCAGCAACCGGAGCAGCAGCCGGAGCAATAGGTGGCTCAGTTGTACCCGGATTAGGTACCGCAGCGGGAGCAATAGTCGGCGGAGCAGCGGGAGCGGTAAGTGGATTATTGTATAAAGCAATTTCAAACGTCAAAGCAGAGGCTAAAGAGGACACACTATCCACGTCAGTGAATTTCAATACTGCAAACAGCAATTTGGGCTCCGTAGTTACTGCTTTAAACAGAGGGTACATCTCCCAAGAGGAAGCAATCCAACTTTATAGGAAACAACTCGCAATAATAGACCGAAGTGAGAGACAACTAAAAGAATTGACTAAAAATAATTTAAATGAGTTCTTGAGTGACGGTTCAACTGAAATGGCTAAGATAGCAGCCTTTAATTCTCCAGGAGGGGAACGTGAGTTCTGGGACTTGAGAATGAAAGCTGCATTATTAAAACCCGACCCAACATACGGAACGCAGAACACCGGAGCAGTACAATAATGAAAAGGATTAAAAAAATTTTAAGATGGCTAAGAAAAAAACGAAAAAAGAAATAGTCACAAGCCAGCAACGAAAAGAGATATTTTACAATATAGTGAACTCTCTAATATCTGGAGCTTTAGTTTTCTTAGGAACTATCGTCGGGGCGGATTTTAAATTCACAGCCGAGGGCGTATGCGTTGCTTTAGGCGTTGCGCTTATTGTCTGTTTAACAAAATTTAAAAGTTACTGGGACGGGGAAAGCGGCGAATATTCTAAAAACTTCTTAAATTTTATTCCTTAAAGAAAAATATATAAAGGTGTTACATCTTTAATTTATATGACTGAGGACAAAGAGGAAAAGCCAGAAATCCATAAAAAAGAAGAGAGATACGACTTCTTAAAACGTGCTGAAGAATTAGCGACGAGAAACGAGAACGCTGTTGAAGAAATGCGAAAGCTCGTAGATAGAAACGAAGAACTCGCAGCGCGTAATCTCTTGGGGGGAAGAAGTGACGCTGGAATACAACCAGTACAACCAAAAGAAGAAACCGCAGCAGAATATACTAAAAGGATATTAAGCGGCAAATAAAATGCACGTCGTATTTATTCCGTATGGGATTAAAGAGAAAGTGGACTTATTGCTTAGAGATATGCAGTGCCAGAAATTCCAATTAAGATGCTGGAAAGAAGGGCAACAGGATAGGTCAATATGGATACAGGGTTCTTTAAGAGTGCTACCTTTTGGCGTTTATGAATATGTATTTCCACGGGAATACTTAGACCACGTTCTCACGACTTTAAATTTTCATGAGGTACAATATCCACAGTATCAGGGTTTTAAATTAAAAACTGCACTGACGTTCTTAAGAAAATTCTTAATGGCGAAGAAAGCTCCTAAGGATTTTAAAAGAGACCAGTCGTGCATCTGGATTAAAGAGCACGTCGCTATAATTCCAATAGGCATACGAGAAGATGGAAATATCGTAGAACCAGCGGGAGAATTAGTCGGTTTCACGCATGAGGCGATATGACAACCACTAATTTATTGCTTTTAATGTTAGTAGGAGAGGGTTTTATTGGAATTGTTGTCAAGTTAGTACAGTTATTCGGCATACCGAATAAATAGAAAAATATATAAATCAGTGTTATTCTATTAGAAGCATGACAAACGAGGCGGTACTTATTTATGAGACTTCTATACCTATTCCATTCACAGTTGCAGATGGTACTGGAATAGAAAAAGGGGCAATTCTTAAGATGACTGACCCCATGACCGCATCTTTAGCAGTAGCAAAAGAGGATATTATTGCCGGAATTGCTGCAAGTGAGAAAATAGCCAGTGATGGAAAAACAAAATTGGGCGTTTATAGAAGCGGTATCTTTAAGGTTCTGGCATCTGGAAATATCACAGTAGGTGACGCTTTGATTACTTCTGCCGTAACCACAGGAAATACAGTGGAAACCGCTGGCGTTAGTGGAGAGGATATAGTAGGGATTGCTTTAGAGACAGCAACAGACGGGCAAACACTTCTTATGGAATTAAAACCTTTTAGTATGAATTTAGCATAAAATGGCAGACAGTAACGCACAAGCAGATATTAGGGGAATTGATATTGACAAGTTAGCAAAGGGTTTCGCAGACGAAGAAACAGTTTTTAAGAAATTTGTCACAGTAACTCCTACAAGTGCGAGGGAGATTAGGTGGTATCAAAAGACGGCTGGATTCTTGGATAGCGTAGATACTACAGGAATTACTGCTTCTCAAATAGCAAACACAGACTTTAAAGCAAGGCCAGTGGTTGTAGAGCAATCATGGACAAGAAATACTTCTTATGTTAGAAAATACTTTGTTGAAAGTCCACTATTGAGCGACGAGGATATAAGAGACAGTGATATTGATATTCTCGCAACCAACGTAAGAGACTTAACAAGAGCAGTTGAGTATCAAGTTGACAAAAGAATATGGGACGTTTTGACAGTAAACCAGAGTTACGCTGGGACAACAACAAGCGTAGTAGATATTGGGGTGTCTGGAACATGGACTGGAGAACTCGCCGGAGCTACAACTGACCCTATTAAGAATATTTTAGCAGCTAAACAGAAAATAAGAGCTTATGGGTACAACCCAGAGGGAGCAGTATTGTTCCTTAACTCACATGACCACGGAGCTTTATTGACATGGTTGATTAGCACTAAAGGCTCAAGTATTCCTAACTATTCAAGCGAGAAAATGAGCGACGGAGTAGTCATGAGTTTATTGGGCTTGAGAGTTGTTGTCAGTGAGAATGTCACACCTAATTTTGGAGCAGTAGCTCAAGCGAGCAGAGCTTGCACTTATAAAACATTTGTACCTACAACTGCAAGAAACGTTGAAGAAATCGGTATCGGGACTAAAATAAGAATATGGGAAGAGGGTGAAGCAATATTGACAGACCCAAGAGCAGTATGTATACTTTCCGGAACTGGTACAGTCGCTTTAGGATAAATATTTATATTCTTAATTCTCTTATTTAGTATGGTAACTGTAGGAACTGGCAAGAGTGGAACGCGTTTTATTAAAACAGACTGGCCTATTACCGAGGGATTAACGGCGGGGACTACGAAACTCGCAGAGCAAGCAAATTTAATTGCCGAAGAGAAAAGTCTTATTTCTAAAAAGGAAAAGGTAGGTATTGACTAATGGGCGGAGAGGGGAGCGGGCGACACCCGAGCGTTGAAACTTTAATTAAACAGTCACAACCGACAATAACACCAATAGGGGACGGCTTATTTATTCCTAATTATTCCGGAATACAAGACGCAGCGAAGAAAACATCTTCTCCTCTTGGGACTGGGGGCGGGTCAACTGACCATGCTGCATTATCAAATTTAGCCTATGCATCTGCGGGGCATACAGGCTTTCAGCCCGCGGGTTCTTATTTGACTGCAGAAACAGACCCGAACTTTATGTCTCTTAGTGGAACTTTTTTAACTGAAAAAAGCGGGTTGTTGTTGTATGACCCTATAGTTTACTCTCTACCCTTTAAAGGAGTAAAACAAGCGGGACAAATGACTTTAACAAGTGGAAGTAGTTTAATAACTGGTAGTGGTACCAATTTTTTATTGGATACTAATCCTCCAGATATAGGATACAGTTATATATTTTTT